TTACATGAATTGACCAACGATAGAAAACATCTGGTCCTTTAGGTATTCCCGCAGGTGGAGTATTTACAAAAGGTCCGAATTGGTCAACAGTATCATCAGCAATGAAACTACCAGGAGTACTTTCTACTAAGGTGACAGTATTTCCTGGTGGATTTGCGGGAGCAGTGAAAACAATTGTATTAGGGTCTAATCCTAGATTATTGGGAGGATATGGGAACGTTTGTCCCATTATACTTACCCAAAATGTTCTAGGAGCTATAGTAATGACACCTGTATCATCCGTGAATGCACGCGCAAATGCATACAGGTCAGGGTCACTAAAAACTGCAATTACGCTAAGATATACAGTTATAGGCGCGAGTGCCATTAGAATTCACTCTGCACAGAATATCGAGGCAACACAATTGCCTTACTACCATTAATTGGAACAAATGGAACCACAGCCGAAGGAAATCTTTCTGCCCATCTCAATGTTCCATCACTATCTCTAGTTACATAATATCCATAAATGGTTCCCGGTCCAGTCGTAGGACCAGTAAATATCCAAGTTACAACTGCGCGACTGGCCTGTGTAGGGTCGCCAGCAGTAATATTCCAACTTGCGAATAACAATGGAACTGATACATACCCACCACCAGTAACTTCAGTATACGCAGCAACAGAATCTCCATGAGCAGGAGTTTTATTATTGCTATACAGTCGTAGAGTATGGTTGGGAGTTAGGATAGCAGTGATTATCTCTAACTCAGCAGCATCAGGAACAACAATACTCATACTTGGTCACATCCGAGAATTAAGTCACTGATGTTAATAAGACAGAGAGAATTAACCTTTGTATCAAAAGTCCAAGGACACCAACGAATATTCTTTGGGTCAAATCCATTCGCGTAATTCGCGTAAAGAACATCACGGTCAGTTGTTACACAATAGAGAACGTTATTAACTGAATCATTTACAATCTGAATAAATCTATTATTATGTTTGAAATCCTGTTCAGTCCAGAATGTTTGAATCTTAAAACTTAATTCTGGAAGCATAAAACGTCCATTAAATAGTGTAATTCCTTTATAAGCTCCTACAACTAAGAAATCTACGTTAGACGCGCCAGCATCAACTACAGTCCCAATACCATGCACGCCACAACCCATAGCGTTATCAACAGCAGTAAGAGGCCAGCTAGAGGGTATATCATCATTATCAGTGAATGAAACAGTTTTATTACGTTTGAAAACATAGAGAACGTCTCTTAACTCCGCCATGTTAGTGATAGGATTACCATCAGGAGGAACCTGAAGAATCCCATCAACTTGAGAAACAGCTTCGGGCTCACCAACAGCACTAACACGGACCAGTGAAATATTATCATGCTCAGTGCAGTAACACAGCCGATTATGATAATTAATAATATTAACACCAGCCGGAATAGTCTGAAAATTATCAGAGAGATGGGAGGCATCTGCCAGTAAATCTTGGTCGAAGAAAGAGATGCCATTTAATACTGTCGTGACGTTATTTGGAATATCCGCGCCAGGAATAAAGAATAGTTGATAACCATTAACGTCGCCATTATAATCTGCAGCAGGAATTGCTTTAGATGCAACTAGATGCTTCTTAGCCGCGAAAGCGTCTGGCGAATTCGCAATACCACTAAAATTGAGAGAGAAAGTACCAGTAGTTGTAAAAGCAACAAGACCACCGGGAGGAGTGAGATACCCAGTGTCAGTTTCATATACATAGCCAAAAATATGAACGCCAGCGTCAGTGTGTCCAGCGCCACTTTCAACCACGCTAATTGTAGAAGTCGGAGCAGTGCCACCAGCTTTCCTAGCCAGTGTCCCGTCTCCTTTGTAGACATATACAGATTCTCCATTTAATCCTCTTTCCCTATTTAAATCACCTACTAATTCAGTAGTAAATGGAGTAATATACGCGCGTCCAGAATAGGGTGCAAATCCAAAATCTGTCATTCCAGTAATTGAAAGTATTGGTCCAAATACTGTAGTAGCATCAACTACATGATAAATATCACCTTGACCAGTTGCTGTATTATTTACTAGAACTAGAATAGTCTGCTTGTCAGAAGTAGGATAATTATAAATACGAAGAATAGAAGATAAGGGACTGGCGACACTTTGATGTCTACCAATCCCATATCTTGAACCAAACGATGTAGTAGAGAAATACCGAAGGTTATTCGCTTCAGAAAAATGGTCCATAGGGGTATCTTCAATATCACCCCTATCCCAAAGACCATTAAACTTATCGATAACTATCGGTTGGTGGTCTCTCATTACACACCGTTATCGATTACCCACTTCGCAAGACTGACAGACCAGAATAATGGAACTGCGCGATTCTGGGCCATAGTAATACCAACAAGAATATTACCTGCGGCACTCAAGATTACAGCACCATCAGTAGGAATTAGAATAATCATTTGACCCCATACTCTCCCACCGAACATGGGAAGAATAGTGTCAATCTGAGTAGTTCCAGTTACTTTACAAATATCAGACTTAACAGGTCCAATTGTCGCAGCCGATGCCTGAACTTCTTCAGACAATCTTGCTGGACCCTTTCCAGGAATCATCCTCCATCCTCCTTAGATTCCTAATTAATCCAACCACGCCTTTTGAAACCACTTCTAAAAGGCCGCCTGCGCGTAAAGATAGATTGCTTACCCTGAACATTAATTCCACGCGCATTAGCAAGTGCAAGAATAGCTTTCGCGTATAGTGCATTCGCAGAGGATTCATTACGTTCAATGAACATCGCGCAGTGTCCAGCAGTTTGAAATTTAAGATAATTAGTTGCATTAACAACATTAATTACTGTATTTTGGTCAATAGTAGCAGATTCATCAGGAAATAACTGTTTTGCATAATCAATTTTAATATCATTATTTTGATTAGCAGCAATAACAATAATCTTGTTATCCTGCCAAACGTAATAAATGAATTGACTAATTTGCTGTCCTTCTAGATAATGTGGAAGATATTCCTTTTTAGTCATGAGAACGAAAGGGTCAATACCTCTTGTTCGTTCCCATAATTGTTCAGGTTCAACCATATCATCAGGAAGTTTAGGATTAGTAGGTGTTCCGGCAGCATTATAGATTATTTCAGATATATTTGCATTGATTTGGATTACAGCAGAAGTCTTTTGAACTGTAGAAATCTTGTTTAGTTCAAAATCTTCGCGCAAATCCTGCAATGCAATACGTAAATACGGCGATTGCGCGGTATAAGTGTAGACCTGCTTATTGGTGTCATTAAGGAGCGAAGCCGCTCCATCCATGATATTTCCGCCAGTCAGGTCTACAGCACTCATTATCCTTTACTCACTGTAGCGATTTTAGCCGCCTGTTCCAATAGAGTTTTAGTCATTGGATGTTCAGGGTCGGCAAATCTACAAGCCGCGCAAATTGGAAATTCAGGACTTTTAAGAGAACCACAAGCCTTGCAACGAACCATATCAACCATTTGAAAATCTTTCATCCAATCCTTAGTCTTAAGATTCATTTCTCGCGCAGCCATACGCATATCATCACTGATAGCGAGTGGATTTCCATTTGACCGCGCCCAAAGTGAATCACCCATCTTTATGAGTAGTGAATACCAGTTATTTTGTCTCGCGCGTGCTTTATCGAGTTGACTCTTGTATTCCTTTTTGATAGAATCAACAGTTTGCTCGCCAGCGACATAGAATAAACCGGGCATAGTTTCTGCCATATCGCACGCGAGGATTCCATTACAATAGTCTTTGACGACTGAATCTGCAATCTGGATTGAAGATACAGGAATCTCAAGTAATGGCTGGTCCTCATCAATATCTCTCCACCATGACGAGGGTCCAACCACAAGAATTGATGGTTTATCATAAGTTCCGGGTTCAATATGAAATTCTCCCGGCTGAATAGTGCATTTCTTTTCATGAACACTCTTTGGATAAATAGAAACTACAGTCGATTTATCCAGAGGATTGATAGGACCACGGATAGTCCTACGCTTCAATGAGTTAATTCCTGGAAATTCTCCTACTGCGCCCATAATTCATTACTCCTTTGTTTGACTGGTTATTTTGGGCTCACCAGTGTAAGCCACGGCCTCTCCAGTAATAGTTCGGCCGAGTAAACTTGATTCATCACCAAATAATTCTTCTTGAAGTTTTGCTATTCTAGCTTCTTTTGCCTCTACGGGCTTGGATTCCTCATCATCAACATATTTACGCATTGATTTCTTTCCAAGAACTGCGTAAACAGAGTCAATAACGAATTTACATGCTTCAAAACTAGGCTTAATTGCATCATGAGTATATGCATTCTCGAAAGGATACATAGGCTCATATGACATTTTTTGAGTAGGAAGTTCATCAACATGAATATCTGGAATTAGTACTAGTCTTTCAAGAGTCCACCTTGATTTAACCCAAGGATATTTAGGAAGTTCCATTACTTCTGGATAAAGTAATTGAAATCCATCCTTAGTATGAGTTGATAATCTCTTTTCATATTGATCATCAGACCATACTACTCGCCACATGGCCTGACCAGTAATAGAATCAATGCCAAAATGTTTAACAAGAAGTTTATTAACTTCTTGAACTTCTTGAGGTAATACAGGAAAATCCATTATTTTTCCTTAAACACATATTCTGGTTTAGGGATGATTTGTGGAGTGCTAATTGCACCCGTTCCACCAGTATTATAGACAGTATGCCACTTTCCATTATGTAGTTGTGGTTCAACAATGAAAGTGCCCATATGTCCAATTAGACATTCCATATCAACAAAGGATTCAATACCAGCCTTACGAACTCTGTTAAAGAATCCAATATCGTCACACCATTCTTCTGAATTCAATTCGCCAAGACGAACGTATGGTTTTTCAAGTTTCTTGAAAATTTCAGTTTTAACAAGTAGAAAACCGAAACCCGCAGCTTCAATTTTCTTAAGTCTTTCATCCTCATCTCCTATTAGATACATAGGAAATGCGGCACCTTCATCATTCGCGAGGTCAAAGATTACTGGCGCGTGTGGATATGAGCGTGACAGGTATAAACCTGACACAATATCCACATCATGTTCAAGCAATCGATATAGCGCGTCTGGTTTATACGCCATATCATCATCAATGAATAGAATATGTGTGCAATTTTGGTCAATAGCAGTATCAATAATTAGATTTCTGCCATGCGCGGGCGACCTATCATGACAGAATAGAACTAATGAATCCGCAGGTTTCATCATTAAGTGAAAATAATCGTAGAAATCCGCTCTACGTGCATATTCACCTGTAGTAACACTGATTAACGTTTTGTTTGGAACCATATAGTATCAATTATCTCCACTGGGCCGACATACATATCGACCGCTTCTTTCACACCGGGCCATCCGGGGTGATTATAGTCATGCCCACAAATTAAACCATCAGATTTCAATAGTTCATAAGCTTTCTCAATATCTCTCACTACTGTTTCATATCTATGGTCTCCATCAATGAAAACCATATCTACTTTATCTGGAAGTGAGAAACGATAAGAAAAATTACGAACAGGAACAACTCTACCAGTAACAATATGGTCCTTTAAATTATGAATGAATTCTGGCATTACACGAGTTTCAATTGCTATTCTTTCACCTTCAATACCAATATAATCACCAGACCAAGGGTCTACAGCCCACAATACGCCATTATCCATCATATTATCAGCGAGCGCGCGTGTGCTCCTGCCATGTAATGAACCAAATTCCACAATATTCTTATGTTTACCTGCCATAGTAGCGAGCCACATCAACTCACATTCACTCATCCATCCACCGATGGACATAGCGTTTACGATATCGATGTGGCTCACCATACTCACTGCTCTTACGAAGCCTTAGTGACAGCAGCGTAATACTTCAATTCGTTCGGATTCCACACCAGAACGACAGGAAGATTAGTTGTCGGAGTTGCAACAGCCTTAATATTACCTGTAGTTGTAAACGCAACAGGTGTGGTGGTCGTAAAGATGAACACCAACATGTGCGCGCCATCTGCAGGTGGAGTAATAGTTGCAATTGCAGCAGTCCCACTGATAAACGTCAAGAATGACGTCGGCGCAACTGTAGCTGCACTTGCAATAGTGTTAGGCTTTGGCTGCTGAGAACTCTGAACAGTGCTCAGATTCTGAAAACTAAGGTCATTAGAAGGCATGACTACTCCTTAGTATCCAGAAGGAACAGCCAGAGTATCAATAAAGGCGCAGGCAGCAGGATTGTTAACGAACGTCTGCATACCAACGACCATATAGAAAATCTCGGCCGTCACAACACCGCCAGAAGGTCCGCGGATTTCAAAAATCTTGCGTCCATCAGTGGTATAGAAACCAATGGGCAGGATTTCACCACGTCCCCACACTTCGTCAACGACAAAGTCAATTCTAGTTTTATCCCAGTTAAAGGAACCAGTGACCTGTGCGCCGGCCATAACCATGCCTTCGCCATCACCATTCCCAAAATACATATTGAGGTTTTCAGCTTTGGCTTGTTTGGTAATCAGGATAACAAGCTGGCCGATTTCCTCGTATGCCTGAATCTGACAAGGATGCATCCAAGCGCGAGGCTTGAAAGTATTGTCGATTCCGACACGATTTCCAATCTTATTCATGCTAAGACGTGGGAATGGAAGCGCCAAACTTGCAGACGCAGCATTCACACGATTTGCACGAATTTCAGGAGTTGCAGCCCGGCTAAATCCAAGCCATGTTCCTGCTGATGCATTGCTATGATGATAAGGCACACCATAGAGCGCAGGCAAAGAAGTAGGCGTAGACAAACCATTGACTACGAGTTTATCAGTTGAAGTAGCGCCCGCGATTGCAGGCGTAACATCGATTGACTTGTTCTCAACATCCCACTTAGTAATGACACCTGAACCGCGCAGTGTAGCGAGGGTAGTGTCAAATACCTGAATGGTCTGCCCAAAACGGACCAAACGAGCACCGAAACCATCAGTTCCGAGAGTGTAAGTATCAACACCACCTGATGTTGACACTGCAGAAATGACACCAACAACACCAGTGCCATCCTGCATCATTTGCGCGTCTAGCTGCCTACGCAATTCATCAAGTGCAGTTGCGGTAAGTCTACGCACACCATTTGTGATAGCCTTACGCTCATCATCGGTAGACCACTGTGTTAGCTTGGTATACTCGATGTTCTCACTCGCGAAAACGCAAGTAAGCACTGCCTTGTCGAAAGTAGGACCGCCACCACGTCCAAGGTCGCCGCCATCAGGATTGAAATACTGAAAGCTGCCACCAGGACGTAGTTCCAAAGGAACACGCATTTGGCGATTAGAAATCTTTTCCACATCACGTTTCTTGATGTTGGAATAGAATTTATCGTCTCGCTCAAATACTGTGCGAATCTTTGGAAGCACGCGCTCCATTTCTAGAGCGGCTACTTGTGCTTCAACTACGGCCATGATACTCCTAATCAGAGTTCAGAAAGTCAAGTGTGGACATTCCTCTCGGAATATCCTTTGGATTGGTGATTTTGCCACTAGTCTGGGAACGTGGCCGTCCACCTGATACTGGACCCTTCTTATCCTTTTCAGATTCAGAAGAATCATCCCTTACACGTTTGCCCATACCGCGCAAAGCCTCATTACGGGCCTGTTTAATGACTGCAGGCAACAGTGTTTTTGCTTTGCTGACGTAGGCTGACTTAATCCTATCTACTGAGGCTTGTGAGAAGTTATCCTTGAATGCAGCTTCCCACAACTTATCAACAATAGTCTTGAATCGTGAATCTCTATTAATTAATCCTTCTAGAGAATCCATCGCATCACGAGAAGCATTCTTCCGCACATAATCACTCATTGATTCGCGCGGGTCGATATTTGCCTCAATCGTATTGCGAAGTGCATTATTTACACGAGAATTCAAATTATCTCGTGTAGATTCAAACTGTCGTGTAACAAAAGCCTGTCTTTCCTGATTAAGTTGTTTCTCGCGCGAATTATCTTCAGATTTTTCCTCACGCGCAAGATTTGATGGAGGCTTCCATTCAGAAGTCCCAAATACAAACATATTCAGAAGATGTGCAGCCTGTTGAAGCTGTTCATTATTAGTCCTGCGCGCTTCTTGAACCATTGCGTAGACTGTATTCTTCGTAAGATTTCCAACTACATGAAAGTAAGCATTCTTGTCAACCTTTTGAAGATTGACCATATAGTTATCAACAATTCGATTAAATGCTTCCGGATTAGATTTTTGAACCGCGAGGAGAATATTCTCAGAATTCCCCTGCATCAAATCTCGTTCAAAATTATCGAGAACCTTTGACTTTCCTACAGCCTCTTTAGCATCATCAATAGTTGGAAGTAATTCTGTATATTGCTGTTCACGATAGTAAGCTCTTTCCAAATAGGGAAATTTCTTGAAGATATCCGGATATGCTTTAAGAATTTCACTACGTCGAACTGGAGTAACTAATTCTAAATCTTCATCTGATGGAGTTTCTAGTTCTGCCTCAAGTTCTGCTAATTCATCGATTTCAGGAGTTTCTTCAGATTCTTCTGTTCCTTCTTCAGTATCATCAGTTTCTTCAGTAGTAGTTTGGCCTTCCCTTGGCTTATCATCTTTCTTTTTATCGTCAAGAGGAATTGTTTCTTTTTCTTCAGTATCATCACCTAGAAAGTCAATAATGTCCTCTTTGGACATATCTCCTTTAATGGTGCTTCCACCTTCAGTTACTGAATCAGCAGGAACAAACATCTCACTCTGAATATTACTGAGCAGTTTTAACATCTTCTTCTCCCTGAATGGGCGCTTGCTTATCTTTAGGATTTGGTTTTTCTTTGGGGGCCGCGCCTTTATCCCCTTGTTGTGGTTGTGCCATTGCTTGCTGCATAGCCTGTTGCATCATCAATTGCTTATGCTCCATGCCATACAATAGAACATTACGATAGCCTTCAGGATTGGCTACTTTAGCTTGTCTACCTGCCTCACTGATTACCCACTTACGAATAATTTCAAATGAGATTTGTGGTGTATCATAATCAGGGTCAACCTGAACTGAAGGAACTTCAGTAGGCATACCTGACATTGGGTCCATACTAGGAATAGGAGTAGAATTCAATAGTTGCTTAATATCGTCATTAGTTTTTTCAACTACATCTTCACCTGGAATAAAGAAGTCTACAAGTCCAATATGTTCACGAATTAATGGTAGATTTTCAGGCGCGCCCAAAATATTTAGAATTTCAGGATTCTGTGCCTGTAATAGTTGCATGAGCACATCTTTCTGTTGCGCCCATGTAAGAGGAAGATTTTCATTGGCTTCTAATTCTACCTTGCCAATCTTACCTTCCATCTCAGCTTTACGAATAAATACATTGATGAAACTACCATCTTTAGTTCGTTGAACATCACGTTCATCTTCTTGACATTCTTCAATATACATTGGAATTACTTTACTGAATATTTGTTTCCACCAAATAGTAAACATCTTCCACACGTTCTGGAGCCTTTGCAAGGCTTGGGCTCTAGACATGGAATACTGAGAAGCAGTCTCACTACCTTCTAATGCACCACCAAATAATGAAGGTAATGCACCAGAGACTAATTGTGCCATTGACTGAATATTAGTAGCGAATGGCATTACTTCTTGTGAAAGTGTTGCAGTTTTCACTTCATAGAAAGCATTACCAATTGCCTGACCAGTTTTAGGAGTTGCTTCATAAATTGCGCCTGGAATTGATTCTTGCTGTCTATATGCGTCAAAACTCAAGACCGCAGGGTCAGCGAAAGTTTGAGGAATTCCATGTTCAATAGTCTGTAGTGTAAGTGATACGAGGTCATTTGTAATTTCCTGAATTGATACGAGTAATAGTCCTAGAGGGTCATGATGAATGTAATCACTCATTGGATTGTAGGTCAACGTCCAACAATCATCCAATGATTCATTACATGCTTCAGCAAAGCAATCATTTATAAGAACGACCTTCGCACCATTAGGATATTTCTTTTTTAATTCATTTGCATCTTCTTCATCGAGAACATTGAATGCCGCAGGCCGTAACCAGCAATTACGCACAGTTACAGTATTAATAGGATATTCACCTTGATACTGTGGACTTAAACGTCCCCATGTTTCATATGGGTCTTTGACTCCAGTAGTAGTTTTAATTTTCTTTAATAGTTCATTTTTCTTGGAAGCGAGATGTTCGTAGCGTTCAATTGCCATTGCATAATGAGTTTCGTATGCGTAGATGAGATAGGGTGTATCTGGTTGTTTTTTGGCATAATTAGCCACCTTAATGTAAAGTCCGCCATATGCCTCAAGACAGATACGTGTCTTAGGTTCATTGGTAATTCCAGTTAGTCTTGTAACAATAAGAGTCTGTTGTGATAGTTCAGGAGTAACTAATTGAATACACATAGGACATAGTTCAGAACCATTATTCTGAACGATATCTTGTACAGGCACATCTTCATCATCAGGCATAAACTCATCCTGCGCGAGTTTAGCCTTATCTTTCATGGCATCAGTTTGAGCCTGCATTTCAGGCGTCATCATTTGGTCATTAAATTGAAATCCACAGTTTGGACATTTAGTATATTGATGAACTTCACTTACATTTTCATATTCCTTCTTTTTATAAGTTCCATAAGATTCATCCTCTTTAGGATAGGAGTAACAAGCTACCATCCCCTCAGTACAATAAATAAAGAGAGCATGTAGCCACAAAAGAGGAACGTCATTATGCCGATAAACCAACTGGGCAATCTTATCTCCAGCATTTGCTGTTGACAAATCCAGAGGGTCATCGGCATCATCAGGGTAACACTTAATAGGAGGAACAGTAACACTAAGGGCAGCGATAATACTTTCAAGATATGCACGAAAGACATTAATTGGCTTATCATAGTATGACTGGTCTGAATCGTCTGTTGCTACGTCATCCCAGATACGCCAATCATGTGCAGTCTCAGAGTACCACGCGCGCTGGAAACCTTCCCAGAATAGTTTCAATCTGCGCCAAGTTCTGATTTGGCGTTCACGTATAGCAGTATCTTCCTTATCGAAGTGAGTTACAACTTCTTTAAGGAGACGCTGAAAATTCTCATCAGGAAGATTAGTCATTACTAATACATTAGAGAACGCTGAGCGGGTCCACCTTGTTCATTTGAAAGATTGTTATACATTCCCCACATTCCAGGAATACTCCCACCTCCACCCATTATCTGTGGACGTGCAAATGAATTCATCATTCCAGGTCCAGTCATTTCAACACCTGGATTTACAAATTGTGCCATCATTGGTCCTAGCTGTGGTGCATTCATTCCAACACCCATACCACCAGGAGGCATAAATGAGGGACGTCTAACAATATCACTCATTGGCATTCCTGTAGGAGTTGGCCCATTAGGAGGCATTCCACCGGGACCATTCTGAGATTGTGTCTGATTACCAGGAGTGTTATTTCCACCCCTTTGTGCTTGTAAACGTCTATTGCGCGACTGACCAGCAGCCTGGGACATTGGTGAAAACGCTCCACCATATTGTGTTCCAACTGCATTAATTGCACCTGGAAGATTCTGCTTTAGTCTATCCATGAATCCCATTGAAGGACCAGTATTGATTCCGCCACCCATTCCAAACATCACTGAACTCCAAACTTTTTCTTAAAATTGTTTGATGGACCAGTGTCAATACTCTTTTTCTTCTTTGGCTGATATTCTTTCTTTCCAGCACCAGCCTTACGTTTCTCACTCATCATAATTGCAATTGCTTGCTTTCTATTACTTACCTTCGGACCCTTTTTAGAGCCTGAATGTAATTCACCATGTTTAAACTTGTGCATCACCTCATCATATGGCATAACATCCTCAGTAGTCTACGCCGCCCATCTTAGGTGGTTTACGTCGAGGACTAGGTAACTGAATGTCTCTACTACCGTATACAGGGTCAGGAATACCAGGCTGTTTTTGCAAACGCGCCCGATTACGTTCTGCCTGAAATGCTTCCATTTCATTTGGACGCCAGTAGTAAGGCTCCGGATTAGAATAATTTCCTACTGGCGGTTTTTCATCCGGAGTAAATAGTCCTAATGCCGTTTTATACCAAGGTGTCTGTTGAGCCTGACGCGAATGAGTTAATTCATGCGCGAGAGTATTCTCAATCATTTGTTGCGACTGACCTTGCATGGCTTCAGGATTATAACTAATGTTTCCAGTAAATGGATTAGTAGTTGCAAAAGTATTACGAGGCATCATAATTCTAGACAGTAATGAACTATTAGATGGACTAACTGTCACAGGGTTTACATCAGGCATTTCTTTCAATACCTTCTGTAATGCCCTTTGCATTGATTCATCTAATACTTGATTACTGTCCGGCTTCCCGTTTGGCAACAGCTTCCTCGTATTCTTTATCGAAAGCTTTATCAGATTCATCAGTAGTTACAGTATCAGGTTGAGCAGCATTCTTTAGTGCTTGTGCTTTAGCCCTATCCTCCGTTTCTAACATTTGTCTCCGAACATTCCAAGGAACAGACTTAGGTCTAGTTAATGGTATTGGTGCTTCTGTTCTTTCTACAACTTTTTCAGGTTTCTCCATAATACGTTCAAGTAGTTTCTGTCTCTCAAAGTTAGCAACTTCCAATTGATGTTTAAGAGTTTCACAGGATTCACACTTTCTGTTATTCTTAATTTCTAAATACTCTTGATACCATCTCAGTAAGAACATTAATGTCTCCTATATCGTTTAACGACTTGCATAGCCCTACCAGAATCAACAGTTCTCATCTGGCGATAGTATGCAGTCCAATCATTCTGTTCCTTTAATAGTTGTGTAATCTGTTCGCGCCGTTGCACTTTTGAGAACTCAATAGTTGCAGTGTCAAAGTATCGCTCAGCAGAATCAACAGCGTATCGTAAATCATCATATGGGTCATCCCCACTGAATTCAGCGACATCTTCTGCTGGCTTTCCGTCTTTAGTATTTTTGTCATATGAACACGCCTTAATAGCTTCAATCATCATAGGACAACAATATGTATGTCCATCATGAATAGTTTGTTCACAACAAAGTATTTGCAATTTAGGAATATTAGATTCTTCTTCAGGTGTGTCAAATAATCTTACGTAATCCTTGTGTGCGTTAGGTCCACGATTTCGCAATAACCACATGGCATATTCTTCTGAGTAGGTAGGTAAATCTTGTGGTGGTATAATAGGTCGTTGAGTCCAACGTAAATATTCATGGACCAACATTTTTCCAGCGATACGACTACCGGGTCCACTATTGGATAATTCAATGGGTCGCCCCAAGGCGTGTTCAATCTGCTGTTGAATAGTATGTTCTTGCCCTCTATCCTGCGCGGCTGATTTGCAGAACTTGATAACTTTTGGTTCTTCTCGGTCTGCATAATCTTTAACAATAGGAGCCCATTCTTCAATCTTAGTTTTTAACCAATACAATTCTCTATATTGAAAAAGGCGTTTCTGGGGTGATACAGCAAAGAACCCAATATAGGTCATTGCCTTGTATCCCCAATCCCCGATTATGAATCGCGGCCACCATTCTGGAATTTCAAAAGGATGAATTACGTGTAATGCATTCTCAGGTTCATCAGGATACTTTCTATCACGGAACTCATCAAATACCTGTCCTTGATAGGCATCCCAATCACCATATTTACGCGCCTTACGTTCAGCCTCATTAGGAATTCCTTCCAGACGCGCAGCATATTCAGGGTCAGCATGAGGATTATCTGCTACTGTACTGTGTACGTAGAACCTAAGGACTCCTCCTTTACCCTGTATAGTTTTTCCGCCTTGAGGACATGGTGTAACGAAACGTTTTTTGACAAAAGTATGACCAATACCCCCAGGCATACCAGCAGCGCGAATAATAGCAGGTAACTTAGAGTCGTTGGTTCGGACTCTTGTAAAACCGATATAAAGATAGATATATTCAGTAAAAGTAGTAAGCTCGTCTGGAGTATACAAATTAATCTCCATCGAGTCAAACTTATGGACATCATCTTCTTCCTCACAATGAGCTAAGAATATAAGTGCGCCACTACGTCTACCAGTTCCACCAAATTCATCTGGACGTGGGAATGTCCAGCACATATCAGTCTTATTGAATTCCGCGCCAAACTTCGGATAGATTTCCCGACTGCGCGGCACAATTTCATTCTTTAGTTCTGGATAAGTTCTACGTTGAAATACTTGTTTGAATTTAGGATTCTCATGCCATCTATGAGTTAATCCATACATTAGTAACACATCGGATTTACCAGATGCGTTGCCACCACCATAGAAACCTTCGAAGATTTCATTAGGTAGTGAAAGAAATAATTCTTGTTTCTTATTTGGCTTCCAGAAGCCCTTATCAAATGCCATTACTTATTGACCTGAACATTACAATTAGGACTACAAGTAATAGTTATAGTAATTGTTACTGTAGTTGGAGTAGGTGGAACTGGAGTAGTTCCTTTGTATTCATATGCACCAATGTCATATATTGAATATTGTGGTCTAGATACTCCAAGTATATCAGTTGGAACTGTATTTAAACTAATTCCTTGATTGTAAGCAGGACTATTATCTTTGATTTGAAAATTGCCTGACGTCGGGTCTATGAATAATGGGTCAACACCAATTAAATTATTATTTACAATTGTTCCTGTTCCATTGTTAACATAATCATTAGTAGTATGTTTCCAACTAATATTATTAATTACTGTAGTTCCTGATGCACCTGGGTCAATTTGAATTCCAGTTCCATCACCACCATAAAGTGTACTATTGTAAAGTAATGTTTTCTGTGCATAGATTTCAATTCCAGCACTAGTGGAACCATCATAAGGAATATTGTAAACTAAATTATTGAATAGAATAGAATTATTTATACTACTTCCATATATGATTATTCCCCAATGTCTTTGACCCTGCGCGGTTTTTCTTAAATCATGAACTATGGTATTCTTAATTGTAATATTGTTTGGAACTATCCCAAACCCATTATAGATTTGAATTCCTGCGCCAGTCCAATCTGAAATATTGCATTTATCTACAATAATATCTGGCGCCTGTAGATAGATTGCATGATGGAAATCAGAAGTCCCTCCACCATGAATATTAAGATTAATGAATTCATCCCCACCTTGACCTAATATTGGATGAACAACTAATACTCCAATATCAGATTTAGTTGGAGATGAAACTACTTCTGCATTCTGATATCTAATGTGATGAGTATTAATCGCGCCCGCTACTATACTTTCAATATGTATTGGTCCATAAGTTACGTTAGATGAGTTTACATTTATTCCATCGAATTCAATATAATGAGCGCCATCTGAAATGCTGACGACGTATACATCACCAGAAGTGGGAACAAGCCAAACTACTTCATTCTGGTATGCAGCTATTCGAACTTTATTAGTCCATGAAGTGCCTGATGCAATTCCATTATTAATGAATTGATTATAAGTACCTGCGCGAACGAATAATGTGTCGCCCGCAGTTAAACATGAAGTAGCTGACCTGAATGTTGCTTTGGGATTATTAATTGATTGTGATTGATTACAACTATTAGAATCATTTCCATTGGTAGAAATGTAGTAATTAGCCGCCTGCGCGACTCTACTTGAAAGTAATAGTGCTAATAGTATGGCACTAATTTTCATCTATGGATTCCGGATGATGCGGAAACTTGTGGGGGTATTTGCGGTAGTGACGAAATCGAAAACGAAAGGGGCAGACTTAAGAGATTCACCTCCACTATTAGCAGCGGTGAATTGAACTGTATGTGCTCCATTAGTCCACGTTCCAACTAATGCTGTACAAGCAAATGGAGTAGCTGTTCCAGTGCAGACAACACTGGTTAAAGTCTTTTTGACAGTTCCTTCATATACTGCGTAAGTTAATCCATTGGCTTCAATCTGTGTTGCAGCATCCTGATTCCACGCGAATGAATCATTTTGGTCTGCAACTGGTGTCTGTGCAATTGCTATAGTATTAGGGAACAGCAGCAGGCATAAACTCAACAGTGCTTTCGACATGCTGAATCGCATTAGCGTTACCCGTCCCATCTTGAATTCCAATACCCAGATTGTAGGTGGTGTTGGTTAAATCAAGTGAACCAATAGTCGCTGATGCGTTTGTCGCTTGGAATGAACCATTGCTAAATACGGCAATAGTTTCATATCGAACGTTGGTATTATTAATACGACGAATACGAATAGTGCTCCAAATCATTACTGAGGCTGTGGCAGTTGCACTGGATTGAACGTTAGTTCCACCAGTAAATCCACCAACTCCAGTAGATGTATAACCAAAATTGGTTTGATAAGTTTTAGTTGAAACTGCTGCACTTAATTGTAGAGTCCATCTAATTTCTAACATATCCCCATCATTTAACAACGTCCCTGCGGGGATAGTTGTCGTCATGGGGAATACAAAGTTAGTATCAGCAGCATTGCCAGTTAGAACACCATTACCAGCAATTACGCCACCAATAGCTGCGCGCCTGCCACCAGTTCCAATAGGAACAGTGGAAGGAACTGAGCTAGTATTAATCCATACTGATTGGGGGGACATTAGTTCGGACCTCCACAAATCTCAGTTGTAACAGTTCCACCACCAGTAATATTTGAACTAACACGAGTTCTAACTGCATTGAATGAGCCATCAACATGAACATGCTGAACAGCACCACCAGTTACGTTAATTGCATTAACAGTAGTAATAGTAGACCACGTTCCTGTAAAATCTGGCGCGGGTGCTTCTTCAAGTGTAATTACGCCACCAGTAATAGTTCCTGTTCCCTGAACATTAATATTCAGATGGTCCATGTTGGGAGGAACAGCATATGCCGTACCCGTGCCCGTAGTAACAGCCGTTAGTGATGGACAGCGTGTTCCTTGCGATAGGGCTACTTGAGGCACAACTATTCCTTTATGTCACTCTTTAACTTGAATGACATCGAACGTATCTAATTTCTTGGTTTGGGGAGCGTAGATTACGAACGTCGGACCTTGCCTAGTGGCAGGATTATTTGATGAGACTTCAGGTTCCATATTTTTAATTACTGCGGACATATCCTTGGCTACGCCTGATAAATCTCTGGCACTAGCCTTTTCTAATTTATCAGAAGTTATACCGGCTAATGCCGACATTAGTTTGGAATGAGCACGTTTGATTACGCGCTCTTTACTTCTGTTAATTGTGGGAAGATTGGGTCTATCGTTATACGTAGCTGTTGAAGTTGCTCCAACATCGTAAGCAGAAACGGATGATGGTGACACGCCGAAGTTCTCCGCCAATTCGATACCCGCGCGTCTACCATTAATTGCTGATTCTTCACCAATAATGTTTCTAAGAGTATTTGGAACCTCAATATTTCCTGCTCCACGTCCTCTCGATTCTCCAATAATTTGTCCATTGATTTCTCCAGTAGATGAGGGAATAGACTCCTCTTTTTTCGGCGTTAGTTTGCCGAGTTCGCTCTCAAAATCAGAGTTTGAAACTATTCCCATTCCCATAATTTATTTCACTTCAGTGTTCGCGGCCTTATCTTTTTCCTCAGCTTCAAGTCGGCGATATTCCTTTTGTAAGTCCCAGTAGTTAGATGTGATTCCAATATTAGATTCAAGGCCACCAGCTTCTTTAAGGATTTCATTCATTTCGTGTAGACACATTAACTTAGGACTAATGACTACACTCATAGTCTTAGATTCAGATTCTTCTGGTTCAGTTTGTTCTTGCGCGCGCTCCTCATTAGGAGTGTCAGGTTCAAACTCAACCTTTTTCTTGGTTGTCATTATGATATGGTGAGTGTAAGAGTCTGTCCAGTTCCACTAATAGTTCCGGTGATAGTAGTCGCGCCCGTTAAATCAAATTCCTTTTCAGGTGGACTATTAGTATCACCACCAGTGAACAACTGAACAATTCTACGGTCTGGGAGGAATAGAACTCCTGTTAGTCCCGAGAATACTCCTGCAGTAGTTTGAATGTTAGGACCAGCCTTAGCCGTGATGGTTACTGTAGCAGGCATATACACCTTTCTCCCAATATGTTTTTAAAACATTAATGGAACCAGATTTTCAGTTTCGGAAAAACCCGGCATCATCTTACTCGAAGGCCCACTGAAAGTCAAATTTTTAAAACTTAATTTTATTATATATTTAAAAATATATGAGACTCTATTTCTTACCCCAT